AACTAATGAGGGAACTCTTCATAAATGGTTTAAGGGATCCAAATCAAAAGATGGTAAAGGTGGATGGGTAAATGTTGTTACGGGTGGAACCTGTGCAAGTGATGAGCCCGGAGAAGGTACACCAAAGTGCGTCTCTTCAGCAAAGAGAGCAAGTATGACAAAGGCAGAAAGAAAATCTGCAGCAAGAAGAAAGAAAGCAGCAGACCCTGGTCAACAACAAAAAACTGGTGCTGCAAAACCAACCTATGTTTCTACAGATTCAAAGAAGAAAATGAAAACAGAAGAAACGCTTCATGAAGATGAGTATCGTAGAGAACTTGCTAGAGAACGTCGTGCAGAAAGAGATGCTGAAAAGAATTATAGGTCAAAGGGTAGAAAAGTTCCCGATAAGAAAAAGGGTCCAAAATTGAGCACAACAAAGAGATCTGTTGCTGCTGGGAAGAATTATGCTGATAGTCAGATGGGAAGTATTAAACTTCATGATAAATTAACTAAAAAGAATAAGAATATTGTTGGTCTTGTTACGAAAGAAGAAGTATCAGAAGCAAAGGATAAAAAGGGTAAAGGTAGTGGAACAAAAGATGCTTGTTATCATAAGGTCAAGTCTCGTTATTCTGTCTGGCCTTCTGCTTATGCTTCGGGTGCTCTGGTAAAATGCCGTAAGGTTGGTGCTGCTAACTGGGGCAATAGCACTAAGAAAGA